CGAAAGTATGTCTAAATGCATGTGGAGTGAATTTTTTTATACAAATTCCATCAGCTTCCATTTTATTTAGTATCTCGTTTATTGCGTCAATTGCTGACACCTCCTGAAAAGGTTTGCCACTGCTTGTAGGGAATACCAGGTCTTTGAAATCCCAACATTTGCGTTTTTTAATTCTAGTTTCATTCAATAGCTTTTGATGTATAAGTGCATCAATACACGCATTTGTAAGCGGAATTAATCGTTTTCCATTGAATGTTTTTGGCTCGTGCTCTTCGAAATAATACCCGTTCTCCCCATGTATATGACACATTGTTCTTCTCACATGTAGCGCTCGTCTTTCAAAATCTATATCGCTCCAGTACAGTCCTCTAAGCTCTCCGATTCGCATTCCGGTCTCAAGTGCCACAACGAATATATTGTAGAATCTGTGATCTTTAGCATATGTAAGGAACAATTTAGTCTCTTCGATTCCTAGCACTCGACGCTCTTTCGATACTTCTTTACCGATTTTAGTTATGAGGTCTTTCGCAAAATTTTGTGGTACTAGACCGTTTCTTTTCGCTTCGGCAAATAGCCCGTTCAATACTACTTTGACCCTCGTTCTTTGCTGATTGCTTTTTAATTTGTTCAATTCCGCTTGAAGCATCACAGGATTTAACTTCTGTATTTTTTCACGACCTATCCCTTCTTTTATAGATTTATATGCTATCTCATAGGCGCTTAATGTTGTATTCCTACAATTCCCTTTACATGTAGTTATCCAAACCTTATACCACTCGTCTAATGTCATGTTACTTTTTACCAGATTTACTCCATTATCATCAGCAGTCTGGGCTTTTCTCATTTGGGTTCTGAGGTTATTTAGGTTCTTATCATATAAAGTTTCCCTTTTTCCAAAGCGATTTGTGAATCTAGCTTGATATAAGCCATCTTGTCTCTGAGAAATACCAACACCTAGTTCTTTTCCTTTTAGTGATTTTCCCATATAAACTCCTTTCTGCAATGGGGAAAATCCAAATTGAACTTACCCCAAATATACCATTTTAAAAGATATTTCGCAATAACCAAGCATCGACTTTATCCCTGTGAGCATATAATCGGTTCCCTATTCGAATAGTAAAACCATTATCGGGGTTATGTAACAACTCTCTCGCTTTGGTTTCTCCTATGCTCAAATAGGTGCACAAATCTTTCACGGTAAGCAGTTTCTTTTCTTTTTTATTTTCCATTTTGACCACCTCCATTCCCGTCTTGATAGTACCAACGGAGACGGTCACCTGCGTACTGAAAAAAATAAGAGGAAATGTATTTAGAGCGAGAAAGACATCCCATCTCTCCCGCTCATCTTTAACTATTTCGTCGCATCTTCAGAAGTTTTATTATACTGGGATGTACTAATTCCGAGAATCACTCCAAGGAATGTATCAACTGCTGTGATAGTTCCGACAACCTGCTCTCCACATGGAAAATTCCAAATACCAGCAAGCGCAAAGTATAAAGTTCCAAGAGCTGGAAGCAAATACATTGCGATCCATTTAAGAGTGTCATAAGTTTTGTTACTCATGTTCATTATTCTTTTCCTCCTTGCCTATGGCAAATTTGTGAATCGGGAGTTTATCCACTTCTTTCATAACTCTTTCGGCGGAACCATTTCCTCCCAATTTTTTATAAGGATCATAAAGATATGTTCGTAGGTTTTCATACTCGTCCTGTGTCACATAACCTCGATCTACGTACTGCATACCAAGATACATGATTCGATCATGAGCCAAACCAACTAGCATCTCTGTTTTTACATCTTTTCTTTCGCTTCTTTTTGTTAAATAGGCCCACAGCCCAGAAGAAGCTAAAACTGAGCTAATAATCGTAAGTACCATCTGAAACCATGGTTCCATCAAGCTACCTCCTGTGTTGATTCTTGTTGTGACCTATCTTTTATAATCATCTTCTTTTTCACGATGGTTATGGTCTTATTGAATAGGCCTTCGTATAATTCTAATAAATCTTTTCTCTGAGTTCTGGACATAAGCTTATAAAAGTCTCCCATCCAGCCCTTGAACATTCCTTCAACATTTTCATATGGTATTTCGCCATTTTCCACCTTAACGGCTAATTTCTTTAATTTTCTACGCATTGTATAAACCCGATCCGGATTAATTCGTTTCATAATTTTCCCAGATTCGGTTAGTGTGTATTTTATCTGAAGAAACTTATAAGTACCACTTATTTTGACGATTCGTGTTTTCTTCATATTAATATGAATTCCGTATTCATGAGCTATTCTCTCAATATTTTCAAGTAAATCCAACAATTCCTCTTTGGATGGACTCATGATATACCAATCGTCTGAGTATCTTCCATAAAATTTTATTCCTCTGACATACTTTACATAATTGTCAATCCGATGCGGATAATAAATACCAATCGCTTGCGATAACTGATCACCCATATTCACGGACTTCTCCATGAATTTTTCACCAGTCAATTTGTTCTTTGGAATCTTTCGGTACTCTAATTTGTTGAATACCTCATCCAAACATGACGCATATTCATCATCGCTCATATACGACACATCAACTTTAAACCCATCAAATATAACGTTGAGTAGCCAGTCTATAAATTCGTCATCCTCAAATAATTCAAGCAACTCTTTCTTTGCTATTTCATGGATAATATTATCGTAAAACTTTGAAAAATCGCCAAAGAGAATATAACCCTCGTTTCCGTACAGTTTGTAATATTTCCGTAAATGTACCTCGAAACGTTTTCTTTGCATAGATATGCCACGCCCTTTCAAGGACGCACAATTATCATATATGATTTTTCTTCTTATTTTGGGGATTAATAATTCGTCGCATAGAACATGCCTGACAATACGGTCTTTTACTGGAATACTTGTAATTGGTCTTATTTTGCCTCGTTCGCGCAGTTCAAATTCATCAACAGGACCGTTTGTAAGAGTCCTATTAATAAGATCATCTTGTAGTTCAAAAATATACCTCAAGAAATTAAGAATAAATCTTTGGACAGATTCTTTCCACTTACTGCCTTTTATAGAGGCTTTGTAACCCGCATAGAGATTGTTGGCGTCGCAGAGAATTTCCTCGTATGTCATAATTATTCACCGTGATAGCAATAGTTACCGTAGTAAATTGCGTCCGGCTTTATCATTTATCCCTTTGGTGGAACGGATAACATCTCCTTCCCTGATTGGTTAGATCAAAGAATCCGGACGAACCCCATTAGAGTTCGAAGCGTTGTTGTAATTCGCATTGCCGTTGTTGTTCACATTGGCAAAGTTAGCCGAAGACACGCATAAATACAGATGTTACCCTGGAAGATACGATTTCATTTTATTGTCTCTTTGACGCCATCTCTTTATCAACTCGATTTCTCGGTCAATAGCTTTACTATATCTGCCATAGGCATTCAAATCAACATTGAATCTGCCTACAACACGCTGTAATGAATTGATTATCTGATTGCAATTCACAATACCGGCATTTAAATAATCACGCCTAATTTCATATTCATGCATAGAAGTCGGAAATAAAGATCTCGCAGCTCGTAAGTTAGCAGTCAATAAAGAGGCAGATTTTTCAATCTGTTCTTTTGTACTAAGCATAATATAAGCATAAGCTTGATAATCAACTTCCAATCCTTTTCCAGTTGCATATTGTTCCCGAACAAACTGTTCCTGACTTTTTATTGCAAAGCTCCTCTGCATGAATTCAATCAGCATGTCGTATAACTCCAGCGAATAAGCAATCGCTTCTTCTCTCGACTCTTTCCGCTTAGATGCTAATACGCTCATTAATAATC